AAAATCCTTCTGCGCTCGCATGGGTGGCATGAAGGGGCCGACGAGCAAAGACGGCAAACTCACACCGAAAGGTGCAGCATTGAAGAGGTGGAACTGCTAATGACAATATTTGATGAAGCATGGAACTTGTTGAAGGAAGAGATGAACGATAAAGAGCATGAGAAGAAAATCATCGAGTGTCTCAAGAAGAGGGGAGGTGCAGCCAGTCTTGATGAATGTGCGAAAGAGTGCGGTGTATCGAAGGAAGAGTGCATGAAAATTATCAGGAAGATGGACAACGTCAAAGTATCACCACATGGTGATGTCATACTCATGGATGGATTGTGATGGCCAAATCGGATGCCCCAAACTACAGGAAAGCCACAACAGGCAAGAAGTGTGGCAACTGCAAGGCTTGGGATTCAACTAAAACCGATGACCCCATGACTGGATATTGCAATTGGTATGATTTTATCTGCCGTGCTGACCACGTGTGTGATGCATGGGCTCCTGTAAATATGAAGAAAATGGTGGGTATCGTATGATAGGTTCTTGTGATTGTGGTCACTGCGTCGGTATGGATGTGGCGTGGGATTCGCTTGAGAAGAAACTCTGTCCTGAAGGAAAGGCCGCTGCGAAAAGAAAATTCAAGGTCTATCCCTCTGCCTATGCTAATGGATGGGCCGTACAATATTGTAGAGGAAAATTCAGAGGCAAAGGGAAAGGGAAGAAAAAATGAGTTCAAACTCCCGTTGCACCTGCCACAATACATTAGTTGTCAAGAACCTGAACCGCTGGTTCAAGGAGAAGTGGGTGGACGTATCGAGAAAGGACCCGAAGACGGGCAAGCACCCACCGTGTGGGAGGTCAAAGGCAAAATTGTCAGGAAAGGGCTACCCGAAATGCCGACCATCGGTCAAAGTATCATCGAAGACCCCAAAGACTTCTGGTTCGATGTCAAGTGGACAGAAACGGGCCGCAACAAAAAGAAAGCGGGCCAAGAGGCAGGGTGTTGGTGGGAAACCGACGATTGTTAAGATGGTCGCAGTCGTTAAGTCTAGGGAACTCTCACCAGAGGCACGTCGCCACAAGTTGGAGTATGACAAGAAATACGAGTCGAGTCCGGAGCGAGTTAAGTATCGTGAGGAACTCAATCAAGAAAGACGTCGCAGGGGTATCTACGGTTCCGGTGACCATAAGGATGTAAGTCACACACAAGGTGGGAGGCTCACGTTAGAAGGGGAGCACTCAAACCGGGCTCGGCATTTCAAGAACAGAGGAACTCTCAGAGTCGTATGATTCCGATTATTCTTTATATCTATCTATACATATAAGTATATATTTGTATTTGTATAGACAATACATTAGATTTTTTAGAAATATCTGACCGCCTTTCTGGACACAACCCTTATCATGCTACCCTATGTGCCAGATACGAGGTCAGGGGAGTTGAAGATGACAGAGGGCTCACAAGATATGAAGATGACAGGGCTGATATTAGCCCAATCTGCGCTAGTAGGAGTTGCCGTCGGGGTCTACGATTCTGGTATTTGGTTACCAGCAGGCTCGGCAGGTGAATCTTGGATAAACGGAATGACATACGCTATGGGGGCATTGGCAGTACAGACAATCGCGTATTACTTCTTCAAGATGTTCTTCGAGCAGCAGATGCAAGAACGAGTGCAAATGGCAGAAATGCAGAACATGAGGTCTAGGCAGATGCGACAGACTCAGATTACGTTCGACCAGAGGAGAGCGGAACTTGAGATGAGAATGCAAGAGGCACAGTTAGAGAATGAACTGCGATGGATGGCGGAGAATCCAGATAAGGTCTCTCCCTCATTCAACAGCGGTGGCTTCTCTGGGTTGTCGACTGACTTTCACAACAGTTTCAATCCCGGCATACCCTCTCACCAAGCCAGTCAAGACCAACCCTTGGAGTTAGGGTTGAACGCCATGGCTGACGACTTGATGAGCAACAACAATGGTGTCCGTTTGAAGAAGGATGGTACACCAGACTTAAGGTACAAGTCCCAGCGTGGCGATAACTGATGCCACTACCCGGACTCTTCGGTATACCCGGAATCAAAGGTCCAAGAATCTTCAGAAGCGTTGCTGATGACTCTGTCGAGGAGACACTCAGAGCCATGCACATGGCAAACACCGTTGATAACACATACGAATGGGGCATAGGTTGGATAAGAACGATAATCATGACTGCCATTGGTATGCTCAGTATCTCAGCAGCAGAGTTCTACTTCTCAGAGTTCAGTCTCTGGGAAGACACTGTGAACTGGGGTTTGAAGCAGGTGAATAATCTCGGAGATTGGTTAGTCGGTTTAGTTTCTTGAGGTGATAGCCCATGGCGGCAATGGCAGGAAGCGCGTTGGTTGGAGCCGCTCTTTGGGGTCAACAGATATACAACAATTGGAAATCACGTCGTATTGGTATATACGGCGCAAGCATGGTCGGTAAGACCACTCTTGACAGATACATGACTACTCCCGGCGAGATGGAGGAGATACCAGTAGATGAGAGGACTGACCACTTCAAACTACTGACGAGGTACGTTCTACCGAAACCAACTAGGAAAAGACTACGTTGGCAAGGCGAGAGAAGGGTGGTTCACTCCTCTGACATAGGCGGAGAGGACAGGTTCTGGAACTTATGGATTGACGACATGGTCTCAAGGCAGTGTGAGTATGTGGTTTTCATGTTTGACGACCGTGCGTTCATGGGTGGTGATGACGCCCTGCAACAGGTTGCTGGTTTCAAGTATCTAGTGGATGCTATTCTCTATAGAAACTACAGATATAGAAACCTGAAGAGTTGGTGGAAAGGCAAGAAGTACACCCCTAAAATGCTGCTTCTGGTGGCAAACAAGGCTGATAGATTCTTCGATGACAAGGCTGCCACGCTTTGGCAACAAGGCAGAATAGGCGAGCACAAAATTTTCGACCCTTTCAGGGATGACTTAATTCGTTTACAAAAGGCTGGCGTACCTACCAATAGAGCGTTTATGGCCACAAGAATAGGCTGGAATGTTGAGCAAACCCTGTTTGATATGCTCAATTACTAAACCTGACCCCATGAGTGACCTTTTTGGTCTAGTCCCCCCTCGGACCATCATGGGTCGCAGTGTGACAAGGACATCCCTAACTTCAACTGGGACTGGTTCTCTACGCACAACAGTGCCATCATGGATTGTAAAACAGTTCGGTTTGATGTCTGGTGAAAAAATCGCTTGGGAACTAAAGGTAGAAGGGGAAAACATGATAATTCACGTATCTCCAGCCTCCAAGGGGGAATAAGTTCTGATAAACGCAATGAATCCTTTCCAGAATCAACAAACACAACAAAGTCTTGGTCAAATGAACGAGGCTGCTCTGATGGCGTTAGCGCAACAAGGCAACCCTAACTTCACGCATGCAGCCCTGCTTGAGCAACAGGCAGCCCAACAGCAGATGCAGAGGTTTGCCGCTGAGAAAAACATCGAAGTGCCAAAGGTCAATTTCTACCCGTCTCGCCACCCCGACCCTAGAAAAGCAAGAAGACAGGACATCAAACAGGCATACAAACTGCTCAAACCAACAAAGAGGTCTATCTTCGACCCAAGGCGATGGTTGAGATTCAGCCCTTACAGGTATGCCAAGGACACTGGGACTTGTGTGATTGATGGCTGTAACGTCAAGGACCTGATACAGCATGACAATCTTTACGCTAGGATATGTGACGATGAGACCGGCAAATCCCTCTGGGAGTTATATTGGCAGAATCCAATCACAGGGGAGGCAGAGGCTTTCGTGGCAAGAGAAGGTGTAACCAGCGGTCGTAAGATGAGAGGCACATACTGTCCTGAGCACCTGCATCTATACCACCTTCTCAGAAAGTGGGAGGAGCAGGAGGAGGCAGAGGCAGAAATGAAGCCCAGTCGATTCAGAGACAAAATGAGAAAGGGCGTCAGCCTAGTTTCAGTTCCAGTGGCCACTCTCGCTGGTGCCGCTGAGACCGGACCGCAACACCCAATGGTGGACAAATACGAACCATTCTTTGCTGAGATTATGGCTGATGCTAGAAAAAGCAAGGGCATCAGTGTACAGTTCTATGCGAATCCAGAAACTGACGAGAATGACCTCACTGTGATTACCTTCGATAACAGAATGTTCCAAAAAGAATTGCTAGACATGAAGACTCCCACCCAAGCGTTTCAGGAAATATTAGCCCAACAAATGCAACAGATGCAACAAATGCCACCTCAGGCTCTAGTTAACCAACAGCCTCAAGTGGCTACCCCTCCTCCGAACCAAACAAGCGAGGTGAGCCAGTAATGATGGGATTCAACCAGAACCAGCCCCAGACAGGCTCTTCGTTGAACCTTTCCATGACGGGCGCGCCCATGGGCGGTGGATACCAGAATGGCTTTTCCAGTGGGTACAGCGCACCTGCCAATAACTGGTATGCCCAGCAACAACAGCCTAATCTAATGAGCGCGTTCTTGGGGAGCGCCACCGGGATGGACCCCCAATATCAGAACGGCGTCTTGCCACCAACTGAAACTGAAGTCCTAATCACCATGCTAAATACCCAGATTCCCGTTGAGAGATTCGTCCAAAGCAATACCTTCAACTTAGTCCTTGACATAATGGGCCAACTGATGACCTTCTCCTTGCTGAGTGTATTGAAGGAAGCATCCTTCAACTTCGATGATGAACTTGGTGTCTTCAAACTAGACCCAGCCTCACTTCCAAGCCACCTACAGACTATGAGCCCAGAGAACATCATGGCCCAGATGAGTGGTTTGCAGAATGATGTCAACACAGCAGTCAGTAATGCAGAGGCTCAGAGGATGCAGATGATGCAGAGAGCCGAGTCCAGCATGATGCACGGTGCACTTCAGGCAGCGATGGCTGACCCCGGACTAATGACTGGCGCTGCTGAAGCAGGTGGCTCCTTCCTCAGAACACTAATGACTGGAGGCAGATAATTATGATGAACGGTAGAAGCATTCCCGGTATTCCAATACCAAGCCAATTCGCAGACATGTCAATGCAGTTACTCGCTCCAAAGAGAAGCATCATCGTTGATATGGTGATGGTTCAACTCATAAGTGCAATCGTTGTTTTTGTTGGTATTCTACTCTTCAAAGCGAACGAGATAAGCCAGTCGGAAATGACTATGATGGTTGTGGGGGTCTTTCTCTCTCTTTTTCTCTTGTCGTCAGTATACCATAGGATTACGCGGTTTTAGTTAGCAACGTTAATTGCTGCATGCCTGCACGGCTCCACCATGGTTGAGCGCAAGCCAGTTGTAAAACGGTCTTGTTCCTTCTGCATCAGCGAGCAGAGGGAGGAGTTGGAGGAGGCTCTCAAGAATGGCGAAACCAGTTGTCAAAGACTAGACAAGGAAATGGGTTGGAGGGCCAACACAGCCGACCGCCATTTCAGAAATCACATGGGTCAATATCACCTAGCCTCAAATCCCTCTTGCGTTCTCTGTACCCATAGCAACAGGGCTTCCTTCGAGCACCGATACTTCACAAACGGCGCTGAGTCAGACCTCATCGCAGAGGAGTTGGGTATCAAAGAGGAGGCAGTTTACAACCACATGAAGAATCACTTCCAACCACTAGTGCAGAAGTCCGCTGCCACTGAAGTAGCGATAACCGTTGGCCAAGAGGTAAACGTCATGCGAAACAACCTAGAGAGATTGAACGGAAAGTTCGAGGAACTCATGAATGAGTCCTCCGTCCATGAAGACGGATTCATTAGAAATGCAGTGTCCCTACACAAGGAAGTTAGGGAGTCACTTAAGGACCTAGTCAGACTACAGACACAATGGGGGACAACCAGCGAGGGTGCGCAGGTCAACAACACAATCAACATCCTCAAAGTCGAGTTAGCAAAGGAAAGCCCTGAGAGTTGGAAGAGAATCAAGGCACAATTGCAAGAGCAGGTGGAGGGAATCGAGCAATGATGGCGAAGACAGTTGACTTGATGCAGATAACCCATCCCGGTTTCCAGTTGTTCCAGAGGGACATCATTGACTTAGAGACCGAACTTCCGCTCTTCATGGAATACTGTGTGATTGTGTGCAAGAGGTTCAAGCACTACGCCAATATGAATCACGAGTATGTAACTATGATGTCGCTCACTGATGTCGTGTCATTGCTTGACCAAATATCAGACACCGATGACCCTGCTGAAATCCTACCACTGAGAGAATTGATGGCCGAGTCTGCCACTAAATTCAAAGAACTATGCGAGGACATGGCTAGTTGCATAGTGAATGAATCAGTCGCCACTGATTTCTACATAAGACTAGGCGAGAAGACAATGGAATACTGTTTTGATTACACCGGAGTTGAGCACTAATGCCACAAGGTACAGGAGGGATGGGAACTGGTAGTGACACCAGAATCTACAATCCACGTAGCGAATCCTCCCATATGTACAGCAACAATTACGAGGAGGACAAGCATGGTGCTGAGGACGGTAGGGAAAAAGACGCCAAGATGGACCGCAAGAGGGCCAAGGACAGAGCCCGCAGGAAGATAATGAGCAGTCTCAAGCACATAAAAGTCAAACCCTCCGACCTGCAACGATTCAAAGACGACAAGGAAGAAGGCAGGGATGATGCTGACAAGAGAGACCAAGAGCGTGAGATATCCGCACAGACAGGTCCACCGGGCAACCTTGGATTCCTAACCAGTCTGGCTATGGGGGCAAGAGGTCCCGGTGCTGCTGGTGGTGAGATGGTTGCCATGGGTGAGCCAATGGATGTCGCTTTCAGATTACTCAAGCAAGAAGCGCAAGGCTTCGTACCTGACAAAAACCCTGAACCCAAGAGAGAAAAGGGCGATAAAGCCAAAGAGAAGAAGGACAAGAAGGAAAGAGGCAAAAAATTCCGTCCCTCCACTGGACAGTTCAAGATGCCACCCGGTGGTGTCAACCCAGCATCCGCCACATCGAGAAGAGCCAAGGCAAGGAGCAGGGGCATCAAGAGTGACAAGAAGACGGGGTTAGGTAGGTCACATCTATCGGTTGAGATGTCACATCGAGGTGTCAAGACAAAGCAGCCCATGTCAAAGGACCCAGCAAAATACAGGCAGTACATGGGTCAGCAAGAGGGCAGGAAGAGATTAGGCAACGTCAGAACCGTGACCTCCACCCCCACTAGGTTCGGTGCTCGCTCATACACTGCCGGTCCGACTGGTGGCGGTAGGCTACAAGGTGTTCAGAGACCCAGAAGACCCGCTCTTAAACCGCATAGGATACCACCGATTATGCCACCTGCCGTGCCACCAAGACCAACAATGCCAACACCACCACCTATTCCAAGCGCACCACCGATGCCAACAGCAGGTGTAGGTGTGCAGCAAATGGCAGCACCACCTCCAATGAGGCCCGGTAGAACACCCACATCATCAGTTCAAGGCATCATGACTGGACCCCAAGGCAAGGGTAGTGACTTGCAGAAGAGAAGCCTGACCTACTACGACATAGCGGAGTTGAGGCAATTAGTCAATGAGGCTAGAAGGGCGATAAAGCAAAAAGAATCTAAGAAAAAGGGGATGGGGACCAGAGACACAGCAGGTGCAGGTTCGAACCTACCAAAGCATCCGGAAAACGGTCCCAAGCAAACCACTCGACCAGAGGGCGCGACTGAGGATGCAAACAACGAACCGCGCACGTTTGGTATGGACCCCATTGGACATTACACCAGTAGGGGAGGACGAACACCTTGAGCACAGTGCGAGTCATCCGTAAGTCCTACACAATCAAGAAAATGGGTGACTTGCTCATCAAGGGCGATGGTAATTACGGTCTATTCGGTGGTGGGTTCCACATTCAGAGATACCCACCTGAAGACGCACACAACGATGACCCCAACCAACCTGATGTTCCTGCGTTCGCTCACACTGGTGCTTTGCATGAGGGAGAGACCGGTCTACCCGGTGTTGGTAAGGTCATTCCGGGTGACTTCATCAGAGGCAATCACGGTGAGATGGTCTATAGAGACCAGTCAGGCGGTGAGCATCTTCACGGTATAGATGGTGTGATTAGAAGAATAGGAGAGGGTTTAGCAAGACAGGGAGTGGTAGGTAATGCAAAAGCCATCGTTCAGAGAGCCATAGACTTGTACAATCAGAAACATCCCGATAGGGACAACCACCTACCGGACGTAGATAGCATAATGTGGAGAAAGTTGTTCGTTGGCCCGTATCAAAGAGATGTGATGAACAGGGGTAACTACGGACCCAATGGCAACTTGATTACAACGACCACGAACAGCCACGGTAAGAACCACAGGTATGGCACGTTCTTGGAGTCATACTCCATACCTTTCCACAACCAACTTGACGAGGTCATGAAAGAGGCTGGTTTCGAAAATCCAAGACAGGACTTCTCCTTCGTTGGCAAGCCGTACATCAGGCCCGAGAACCTACACTTTGTCATCAACCCACAAACAGGCATGCTACAGTCCGGTGCTCATCACATACCCTCTGGCCATCTTCAGGGTGGTGATAAACTACCAGCAGGTCACATGGACAGATTCGGTGGCATGGGCCTACCAGAAAAACAATTTCAGGACCTAACCTCTTGGGATGTCATACATCATCTCCCTGACACTTACTTCCTACCGAAGACTGGTGCGGCTGGTAGTACTGGGATAGTTAGGAGCGCAATGGAACACATGAATCACGTTCTAGGTAATGACACCTCCATGATAGGCACTGAGATAAAAGAGACCATTCCCCTCAGTCAAGTTGACGCAAGTCACAGAGGTACACCACTGCAATTCCTGCTGAGCAATCAAGACCAAATGAGAGGGCTCATGCAAGACCTAGCAAAGTACCCTGCGTTCCATGCACTCTTTGGTAGAACCACCAAGGGCAGTGTGCATAACAAACTACACGATTACTATGCTGATAGATATGGTGATGATGAAAATACCATAGACAGATTCCTACAACACAGTCAACACAGGCCCGACGTCTATGGAGAGAAGACCGCTAGTGGTAGAAGAAGAACCAACGCCACTAACAAGAATGCCGCTAGAATATACTCCAAAGCCCTACTATCAGGTCACATAGGACAAGACGACCCCTCAGCCGCTAACTCCAACTTCAGGTACGATGCTCTTTCACCTGAGGAGATAGCAGAGGCAGGTGTCGGTCTGAACACATCCGAAGAGGCTATGAACAACGCTCAGAGTGTTAGGGCAGTCATAGAATACTTGGCCAGCATGAACTCAAGGGCAAGAGGGCATCAAGAGAGAAGAGCGATACCACCGCAAGAAGAAATCGACGCACTTGCGCCCTATGTCACCAGCACCCTAGTTGGTGGTTTTGGTGCAGACCCCAATCTCATGGGCATACCAGACCACATTAGGTCGGTGTCAAGAGCAGTACCATCCGCATCAGCGGAGCCTGTGATTGCTACACCGACAGTTTCAGGAGCACCTCAAGGACCCCCATCGGCTGTAACTTCGGGGGGTCCACCACTCTCTCCACCCACACAAGCGCCCCCTGTGGCAGTAGCAGACCCGAGGCTCACTCCCTTCCAGCAGAGGAGACAGGCTTTTGCGCAGGCCAGCCCCGCACAGGTCGAGCAGACCATGAGGGACATAGGCGCTGTCAGGCCGGAAGCACAAATCGACCCCCGTCGATTGCAGCAGTTTCAGCAGACAGTTTCCGACCCGTACCAGACATTCCTCACTGATTACATCAACAGGTCCGATGACACTCCGGAGGTCGCTCGTGATAGGCTAATGAAGGCCGTTGAGCAGATGCAGATTCAGGATGCGAAGAACGATGCTGATGTTCTCAAGTATCTACCGAGCAAGAAGATGAGCCTGCAATCCAACACCGATGTCTCTACAATGGCCAAGAGCATGGGCATAGCACCGATTGATGTGCACACGATTGTCTTCACCAAGGGCGACTGGACTAGAATCAGCAAGAAGTATGGCTACAGCGACAAGGTCGTCAAGGTCGTCAAGACAGCATTTGGGGGTGAGTGAATGAGTTGGATTCTAGTTAAGCAGGTTCCAACACAAGACCAAAACTACGTTCCTGATAATCTACAAACCCAAGCAATCGTAGGCGGACCACAAGGCGGCCTTTTGATATCGCCTGACAAACCCGTTGACCCTACGGTGGCTGGTAAGCAAGCCATGGAACAGTATCTATCAGGAAGGAGGCGCGTTCTACCCGATAGAGCCCCTGATACTACTTTCCTCCCTCAAGCAAGACAAAATATCGCTGATACTGCAAGTCGATTTGCCCGTACGGCAGGTAAGTATGGCGGTCTTGCAGCAGCACTTGGTGGAGGTCTGAAAAATCTTTATGACCAAACTGCATCAGGTGAGCCTCTGAGTTTCTACAATTTAGGCACAAGTGGGTTAGGAGCCTATCAATTTGCATCACCACTTGCAACAAGAGCAGGTGCGGATATAGGTACAAGGGTTGGGGTAAGACAGGCGGAAAATCTACGAAAGCCCTTGACAGAGTCCCAAGCAGCAGAACCATTTGCGATGCCTGAGCAGACCGACATGGGAATGTTTGATGCTCAGGCTCCTGCTAGTTCTCCTACTGTTTTCCGTCACCGAAATCCTGCTCAACGTAGATACACTGAATTTATGCGCAACACACCAGAGGCTAGGAGAATAAGAAGCGAGAGGTCACAGCAGACCTTCCCAGTTCAAGTCCCTCTAATGGGTAAAGTGTTTGACATCGCTCCGCCTACCCCTGCTCCTAGCATGGCTGAAGATTCCTCTGCGGCTTTACAAAGCGCTCTCCCCAACCCTGTTGAGCAAATAAAGGAGCAACAGGCCAAGCAGATGGAAGAGCAGAAGGAGAGGCAGGAGAAGCAACAAGAGATGAAGGAAGAGCAGAGGCAGAAGTTTGCTGAAGAGATGAGAAACAGGCAAGATGAGCAATCCACGGGGGTTTGATTTTGTCCAATGAAGAGGGGATGGAAGAGTTCATTCTCAACATGGACAGGGAGATGTCCAAAAAATCGTTTGAGTATTTCTTCACTGAGATGCTTGAGTTCCTATACAACGACCACCACGCATCTTGGCACGATGGTTTGGCGAATCACCAGTACTACTGCGTCAAGGCCTCTCGTGACCACGGTAAGTCCGTCTTCTTCATGTCATACGCCCTCTGGTTGGCAGCGTTCAAACCCAACACCCATATCATGATATTCTCACACTCCCTTGAGCAGACCCTTGAGCACATGCGCTTCATCAGGAACCTCGTTGAGGGCACGCCCATACTGAGGCACTTGAAGGACGACAGCGACAGGTGGGCAAAGTCCTACTTCAACTTCACAAACGGCTCGCGTCTGATGGCGAAGTCAGTCGGCGGTGCTACCCGTGGGTTCCACCCTGATGTAGTTGTATGCGACGACATCCTCTGGGGCACGACATCCACTGAGTTGGCCAAGACCGCTGACTGGTTCTACGGTGTCCTGCTCCCCGTCCTCCACCACAGCAGCAAACTGATGATGGTCGGCACACCGTTCTCCTACAACGACCTCTATGCTGAGTTGGAGCAGAAGGAGACCTTCAGGGTAGAGACATTCCCAGCGATAAACGAGAAGGGTGAGGCACTCTGGCCCGACCGCTGGAATTTGGAGGCACTGAACGAGAGGAGGCTCTCGATGCCTGCTATACAGTTCAGCCGTGAGTACCTGTGTGAGCCGATTCACGATGTAGCGAGTATGTTCCCGATGGACATGCTTGAGAAGGCGAAGGACACCAACTTGGTTTTGCTTGACAGGGCTGAGACGTTTTACAACGAGGAGGGTGAGGCTGATGGCGTCTTTGGCCATCACTTCATTGGTCATGACCCCGCTATCGCATCCGACAAGAACGCTGACTTCACCGCCATGACCGTGATGAGGATAAAGCCAGATGAGGAGTTGAAGGAGATAGTGCATGTTGTCCATGAGAGAGGTATGTCCTCCATGGCGCAGAAGCGCATGATGGTCCTACTTAATAACAAATTCAAACCTGATTTGATAGAACTTGAGGGCAACAACTTCCAGAGAATGCTTGAGCAGGAGATGAGGGAACTGGCCTCTGACATGCCAATCAGGGTATTCATGACCACACGTACAAAGAAAGAGTCGCTGTTCATGTCGCTCCTCCTTGCGTTTGAACAGGGGCAAATCAAATTACCATACGGTGATGAGAGAAGCAGGAACTACACCAATGAGGTCATGCAGCAGTTGAATCGTTTCGGTATGCAGAAGAATGGCAAGTTGGAAAGTGTGGGCGTGCATGATGACCTAGCCATGAGCATAGCGCTTGCCAACTGGGCCTCAAAAGAGTTCAGAGGCTCAGTAATGCTCCTTGATGATTATATGCCGGGTTTCGACAATTGGTTCAGAGGAGGGCAGAAAACGCCCTCATGGATGGTGCCGTAGATGAAGAAGAAACACGATAACACAACATATGTGAAGGACAGGAATGAGAATAGGACGTTTTGGGTATGAGCACATTCTCAGTCAGCGGTGATGGTTGGTTCGAGGACAACCTCGGCGTTAGCGCTACTGAGATTGTATCAAGGTTGAGAAAGGCAAGAAGACACAACAAGGATGAGAAGCATGACATCGATGCTCTGATTCAAGATGTCAGAATGCTCAAGGCAATGGAAGTTGAGATGACTCTGAATTCAGTTGACTGGGCCAATGAATACCTCAATGAGATAAGAAACTTCGACCTGTCTGACAAGAGTCTCAAGTCTCTCAGAAAGTTCTATGACAGCCGCAAGGTGGGTTTGGTCAAAGCATGCCTCATGTGGAGAAACGCAGATGAGACTCTCAAGATGCTGAATGAGCACGAGGAGGTCTGGGGCGATGAGGAAAGGAAGAGTTGGGTAGATGCGATGAGCATGAAGAAGGACGCTCGCAAGATGTGGAAATCCACACTATCGCAGATGGACAGACTCACAGAGAAGGAGCAGGAGACAATCAGCAAATGCGTCAATCTACTCAAGATGAATGGACCCATGAGTGCTAGGGCCCTCTTCGAATCCGATAAGATTGAGAAGATGCCGGGGCTAACCGCCAACAAACTCTCCAAACTTCTGTCTCTGTATGGAGAGGAGGTCGACATTGTCAGTGGTGCACAAAGGGGCACCTTCGTCAAGATGGACAAACATGGCCTCGTGCTCAAAGACCCATATGCATATGCCGCTGGATTCCTTGATGCTGATGGGTACATCACGATTACCAAAAGGGGAGAGCCAAGGGCTGGTTTCATAGCGACAGGGACGAGGGGTAGAATACACTGCGAGGAACTAAGGAAGGTTCTAGACTGTGGTGTTCTACAACTCGACCAGAAGGTGTACAAAGACAGTCAGAGGAGTCAACACAGATTACAATTCTACTCGAAAAGCGACATCAAGAAGTTGCTCGACAAGATTATGCCTCACCTTCAAATGAAGAAAACTCAGGCAAAAGCGGTTCTAGCGTTCATCGAAGAACCAGACTCAATGAGGAAGGAAGAACTCAAAAGAGTAGTCAGGTACTCGAACTGGAGCGACGACAAGGCAAAGAGCCAGACCCTTCTCGCAGAGTGGGGCGTGAGTGCCGACGACGTTGCTAAGTGGCAGGAGGGATTGTGATGGTTGATGAGGTAGAAAGAGGCCCAATAGGCCGATTTATAGATGCAATAAGGGGTCCTTTCAGGGTCCGTTCCACGCCCGAACCGCAGATGCCCCTATACACCACGGGCATACAGGAGCCGGTTCTGGCTCAAGGTATCACCATACCTGCCTTGTATGCTGTGTCGCATGAGAATCTAATCCTTAGAACGGTCATCTCCAAACTCCAACAGGAGATATTCAGGAGGGGTTACTACTGGGAGAAAAAATTCCAGAAATACTGCGAGGCATGTGATGAGGAATATCACTTTGACATAGATTCCTGTGAGCACTGTGGCGGACCAGTCAGAGGGCCTGACCCCACTCAGACCACTTACGCCAAATGGCTGCTGAAGGGGGAGAATCAGATGGAGCAGAGTTTCCTTCAAGTTCTATTTGAGATAGAGAAGGACCTCAACGTTGTCGATGATGCCTTCCTAATATTAGTCAAGGATTACTTCATCGACCCGGAGTCGGGCGAGATACAACACTACAGAATCAAGGAAGTCATTCGCGGTGACCCGATATTCATGAGAATCATATCTGACAAGAGAGGAGTCAGAGGTGGTAGATACAAGGTATGTCCAATTCACAGGGACCAGATTGCCTACCCCGGTCAAGACATGAAATGCACAGTATGCGGAAATCACATGCAGGATGCCCATTATGCAAACATGGCTGGTAGTGGTAAGACCCAGTACTACCTAGAGGGCGAGGTCATACACATCAGCAAATACGCACCTAGCAAACTGTATGGTAGGAGCCCAGTCAACACCATGTGGAGGCAGGCGATGACTCTCACAGCGATGGACAACTACATGTACACCGCGTACCAAAAGAGAAGAACACCAAAGGGTATCATATCGGTGACCACTGACAACCTAGAATCAATGAAGTCCTTCTGGAAGGCAGTCGACGAGAAGATGGAGAGGGACCCGCATTACATACCAAAAGTGGGCATTGAGAGTCAGACTGGTAGAGGTGGGGTGAACTGGGTCAAGTTCATGGACACTCTGGAGGAGATGCAGTATACAGCGGTTAGAGATGAGATAAGAAACAGAATTGCTGCATTCTACGGCGTAAGCAGTATCTTCATGATTGACAGTGGCAAGAGTGGCGGGCTTGGCAATGAGGGTATGCAGATACTCGTCACCAACAGGGCAGTCGAGTTCGGTCAGAAAGTCTACACTGACATCCTATTCCCTAGAATGCTAAGAGAGATGGGAATCACAGATTGGAAGATTACCCTCTATCCAAATGAGGAGGAGGATGAGATTACCAGACTCAGGAGAGATGAGATGGAAGTTAACCTCGCTCAGAGAATGCAGATGCTAGGATACAAACCAGAACTATTGGAGGAAGGAGACAGGGACATCAGATTCTCCTACAGGAAACTACCACCCGAGGAGGCGATGCAGCAGGGCATGCCACCGGGCATGCCACCGGGTATGCCACCGGGTATGCCTCCCATGGGTGCCATGGGCATGCCACCCGGTCAGGCACCTCCGATGATGGGAGGACCCATAGGGGCAACCGGTCTGAATCGACAGGTCCCACCGAATATGCTCAGACAAGTAATGCCTCCCTCACAGCCCGGAGGAGAGGGAGTCGGCATCAGGAGCCCTAGAGGTCCTGCTGCACCTGCACGCAGGTCAACCCCCGGTTCGGGCTCACCAATATCCTCAGTTCAACAGCGAGGCGCGCAACCCTCGCAACAGGAGCAAAATAGTCGTGCTTTAATGAATGCGAGACGGTTTCGGGGTGCATAATTAAAAGTCGTGACGCTTACGAGCAGGGCGAGATTACCATGGACTTAGTCAAGATGCACCCTATGGCAAGAAAAATGAACGTACATAATGAGGCCTTTGCCAAGGCCATAGAAGCGGGGGAACCAGAGGCTGCAAGAATGCACCTTTCTGAGATAAAGAAACTCAGTTCTTACCTAGAGGAGGACCTTGTCTACGCAATCAAGAAAGCAGAGGAAGCCGCATCTGACCCTCTGACTGTCTACGCTAACGCTGTGCCAACTGCCTCCTTCAACGAATCTGGCTCGTCTTTCGACCCAGCAAACAGGGGTATCCAACTACCCGGAACAATATTTTCCGCTCGCAACAACCCTCACATGATGAAGGCTAGAAGCACATTTGGAAGGTACGTCGGACCCGGTGAGTGAAACTGATGGAAGAAAACGGCGCCGAGAAACTAATGAACACTCTCATCTCAAAGATGGAGAGCATGGACAATGACGTTCAGATTCTAAAGGCGGAGAACGCCGCTATGAGGAGATTGATTAACTCCCCAGAGGCATTGTTCAGAAAAGCAGGTTTCGTCTCGGCTAGAACACCACTCAGTGAGGATGTCGACTATGACCCGCTACGTGGTGACCTACCAGTTAACAGCGCCAATGCAATCATTAAATCAGACAGCCAAGACTTCACTAACGAAGAGATTCACAACTTAACTTGGTCAGAAATCCATGAGATGGCTGAGCAAACCAGAGAAGTAAAGGAGTTGTATTGAGATGAGACCCATACCAAGCCCAGCCTCAGGCGAGGCATATGAACTGCTAAAGAGAGCCAAAAGCCTACTAGAGAAGGCTGAAAAATTGGACATGGTTGTTCATGAGGGTAAGAAAGTTCCCGCATTCGCAGCAGATGGCAAGGGTGCCAAGGACGAAACCAAGAAAGCCAGCATGGCCGAGAAAGACAAATACTGCATGAAGAACTTCGGCAAGAAGTACTCCGAGTGCTCTGAGAAACAGAAAGCACAATGCGACAAGGCTCACGGTAAGGTCGAGAAAGGGAAGGGTATGTGCCCATCCTGTGGTGAGAAGTTGGAAAAGGGCATGTGTAAGATGGGTTGCAAGATGGAAAAGGTCGACATGAAGAAAGGCTCACAACACAAGATACAGACCTTCAACACAAATCCCGAGACCACTCAGTTCATGATTGAAACCGGTGGCAACACATATCATCAGCAGTACAGCACGAACAACAGCCTGCTAGATTCTGAGGACGTCGCTAACAAAGGCGCATCCTCATCGAGTGTGAACTTGGAGTCCCTAAACAGGAATCAAAACCCCCATGACAACCCAGCCCCCGGTCATATGACAGAGGGATAAACATGGGTAGGGTAGCAGTGATTAAGGCACCAGCCGTGATGAGCCCCTGTGTGAGATGTGGTGCAAATGCATACGAGGGATGTAAACTTCCGGGTCACGAAGGTATGAGCCTAAGTCAATGTCCGCAATATGCACCGTCGATGGGGTGAGAAGGTGGTCAAGTGCGAGAGGACGGTCTAGAGGTTCTTGAAAGAAACAGAATCGACCTTCTCAAATCAATAACACTAGGATATGATTACGAGGAAGAAGCAGGTCACTACCTCCTCTCCGTTGACAACATCATACGCTCAGGCATAGACTATGAGGCCACGAACGACGATTTACTCTGTTTGAAGGCCGCTACTGACATCCTAAAACAAAGGCTATCACCAAACGAATTAATTCAGATGCTTGAGGGCGATGAGCGTAGATTCGCTGGTCTGCCAGAGGTTAGGCAGGCAGAAGAGAGTAGAAGAAAAAAGAGAACCCTCGGTCTTGGGGAAAGGAACCTCTCTAGACTTCTATCTCAGTATGTGACCAGTCACCCCTATACGATACCTGAGGTTGATGAAAGGGGACAAGTAATAGGGATGAAGGACAGAATAACCGGCAATCACGACATTGGCATGGCGCATGGTGAATGGCCCGGTGCCAAACCCGATGCTGAAGAGAACTATCCTGTTCATCATCCGTTTCACGAGGATGTTCACCCTTTGAGAATGAAGAACGTCGTTACTGGTAGGCCAATGTACGAGTCGATGCTCTTCGAGAAGTACTTTGGGCACGATAGCACACCTTGGTGGGAAGACGACTTCCACGAGAAAGTGGCAGAAGCCCCTGAGGAGGAGTCATTTGCTAAGCAAGCCATGAGAGCCGAGGACGCTCACGAAAAGCATCACAGGAGAATAGGCTCTCCGATTTACGATAGCGTCGATAGACGTGAGGGTGAGAGAGCCTTCTCCTTCTTCGGTGGTCCTAAGTCAAAAGATGCGGATAGCCCATATGACCACATGGAAACAACACGTATGAAAGACTACGAAAGATGGAAGGAAGAGGAGGCCACTGATATGGTTGCTCTTGAGGAAAAATTCTCTGGATTATCAGAGGACAGCAAGGAGAGAGCCATGCAGATGCAGCACTTCAAGGACAGAATGGACAAGATGTCACTAGGTGGTACTACCACCACTATTGTTGACCCGACCGAAGGTTTGACTGAGCAAGAGGCGGCTGACCTCAGGACTCAGAGACCAGAGGATGCTGAGCCATATAGGATGAGACACAGCCATTCTATGGGTTGGAACACTCTGTTCAAAGGCTTGTACTTCTTGAAGCCGGAGGACCGAACCAAGGTCCTTCAGCATATTGACAAGCATACGACTGATGACCCTGAGCATCAATTAGTCAAGTTGTCTGATGGTAAGGAGTACCCCATGACTAGACTCAAGAAGAACCTAGAGATGAACGCTGGTCCTGAGTACCACTGGTTCAGCAGGAGTCAAAAGTCAGGACCCTCTAACGTTCCAAAGACCATAGAATCCGAGGATGACACTAAATTCAAAGGTACTGAAGGTGGTATGGCAACCGCTCTGAGAGAGGCAAAACTTCACGATAAGTTACTGGAATCACTAAACTCAGTGCTCAATAAAAACGCAGAAGACCCTGATGAGATTACACAGTTGAGTGAATTATTTGCTCATGATGATGTCAATCACCCGTATGTCAAAGCACATTTGGAGACGAGTGATTCTCCAGCAGAGGGGTTTCTAGCCCACGCTAACAAATCAAATCAGGCGCAACTATCCAGAGATGGATTTCTGAGTCTCGCCGGGTACGACAGTGAACTGAATGAACTAAATGAACATCCGACCATCCCCGGTGAGTTATATGAAGGGCCTCTGTTGTCCAAGGATGACGTTGAAAGAGCACTGAAACAATATGACAGAAGTGTCTCTTTGGGTATGCAGTCTAAGGATATCAAGAATGCGAAGGGATTCCTAAGGTCGGGCCATGCGCCACCTAGAGCATCTGACCTACCAGATGGTCATGATGACCATTACATCTTCATGGACGGCAAGAGAAGGGGGTTGAGTCACTTGATGACCAAGTACTTCGGTGATAGGGGCGGTCTTGGTAAGGACCCAGCAACGTACGACGAGTTCCTCTCTAAGTATCTCACATTTGCAGGCTCCGATAAATCCATTTTCGGTAATGACAATGTCGGTGCATACGGAGGTCTGCTAATCAGTCCCCTTGCTTCTGAGCAATCAACTCCTCTCACACCTGCACAGATATCGACTAGACACGGTGTTTCAAAAAGAACTGTCGGTAAACGCGGTAAAAGCAGAAGCGCTCATAACAATTACACAGATGACTTAACAACTTACTTCCCAGAACTCATGGCGAGCCTCCATGATGAGTTACCAACTGAGGATACTCATTTCCAAGATTTAAAATTCAATAGGGAGACTGCGGCAGATTTCCAACAAAGCCACCCCTTTGCTGGCATAGGTTCTACGAGGGGCGATGCTTCATTAATGAACAGAGCAGGGGCTGCTGAAAGATTGAATTTTTCTCTTAGCAGGAGCAGTAATCCTGCCAATCCTTCAAATGAATTAGTTAGAAACTTTGAGGAACTGTATGAAAATCCAGAATTTGGCCCAAGGCCTGACCTTCACTCTGATTATCTCGCGTTGGTTGGTGAAAAGAAAAACATTGGTGAAACTCAAGAATTTAGAAACATCCTAAGTGAGATGTTAGAAGTAGAGGCCCGTATCAGCCAAATCGAATCTGGTGAGATACCCACAAAAAACAGACAAGCGGAATTGAGGATTCTCAGAGGTGACATGGAGCGGCTAAGGGCTGCTCAAGAAAATATAGAGATGAGCCAACTCGATACCCGTAAGGATGCTTATGGTAGATTTGGTGATGATTTCTATGAAAAACTGGAGGCTGACTTAATGGCTAAAGCAGCATATGCCAGAACAAAGTTACTACCGGGTATACTCAAGGAGAACCCCGATGCCTTCAACACTGACGACCCTGTCACCGCGATGGCTAACATCATGCGCTTGGCTTATGACGCTAGTCGTGGTATGATGGTGGACGGTGACCATGACCTCTCCACTATTGGTTATCATGAGAGGGAAGAGACGAGGGACAGTCTGGAGCAGGTGCTGCAAAACAGAGGACAGGAGTCTCCACACAAGCAACTAGCAACCGCACTCAGGGACAATGCTGTTGAGTTGAATCCTGACATGAGTGTCGATGAGGCCATGAAATTACTTGAGATGCCAGACAGTGACAACGATGCCCATAGGTCCCAAGTTGAGGAGATGCTGGGTAAATTAGTTGGTCCCACTAAAGCCGCCACATTTGGACAGATACTGCGCATGGGTGAAGACATCGCCGGTCGAGACTTCTCACAGTTCAAGGACATAGACAGACCAATGAGGGAGCATATCGGGGATTTCGAGGAGCATCCGTTTTCCAAAGACTCTGTCCCATTGAACAGAGGGGTCCCCGAGTATGCAGCGATGAATACGCTTACTCAGTTAGGAAATCCAAACTTTAGAGAAAGAGGTGATTTAACCGCATACGGTTTAGAAGTGCACCCTCATCCATTGCCTCCCAGAGGTAAAACAAGCCGAGGCGCTTTGCCTATGTGGGCCTCGTCAAAAAGAACGAAAGCATACCACCAAGCGATGTCAAATGGTATCTACACATTTGACGAGGGACAATCCGGTCCTCTGGAAGATGCCAGTGCTGGCGGTGTAACAAAACCAGTCCATGGTAAGATGACTGTGCCGATAAGGCCAGCATCCAGTCTAGAGGGCAATATGGTAGTGCCAACCTACAACTCAGGCAGAATGGACCACGGATACTCTATGTCCCCGACCATCGGTCATGAGTTTGACTCACAAGGTAATCCCATGGTTGGTACCAACATGCCGAATGAGCAATTGCTAAACTCAGTCAGCGTACCTTGGATGGAGGCTCTCTTTCAAGACAGTCCGGGGTATGTCAGTCAACTGCTCTCCAGCCCCGGCCTATCACAACTTTCTGCCTTGCAGAACAACCAGATGAGAATAAACCCAAATACCGGTATGGCGGCGGTTGACGACTTCAATACGATTGGCAAGATGCTCAAAGCGGAACTACCCAAAGAACTCCCACTCATTGACCCGCTTCACAGAATATTTGAGATTGAGGACATGGAGCAACTACGGGGCTTTACCGGTGAATGGGTCATATCGAAGTATCACGATGGCAAGAGAGTGAAAGTCAAGAGAAAGGGAAAAAGAATAGACATCACTGACGAGGATGGCGAGAAAGTCGGTGTAGATGATGAGATGAGGGCATCACTCAGGAAGGTCTGCGAGAGGGACTATGTCATTGATTGCACCATAGTCGGTGACGATTTGCACATAAACGACATAATGCTGTACGAGGAGACAGACGTCACTGACCTCACCACTAGAGAGCGAGTCAAGTTACTGAGGGGACAGTTCGAAAGTCATGAGCCTGTTCATGTTCCTAGCCCTGAGTCCATACGTGTCACTGATGAGGTTGGCTTTGAGGATGCTATCAAGGACCTTGGTGGTGATGGGCAAAAATTACTCTTGAGGGATGCTAAGTCCACGTACATGAAGGGAGAGGAGAGGCATCCAAAGTGGGTCCTACTAGCAAAGGCGGAGGAAGACATACACATCCCCTTTGCCATGGAGATTGACAGGGGTCACTTCATCATACACCTACCAGAGGACTTGGTAAAGTATGAGATAGTAAACAACGAGCCAGTGAATCCCATGGCTGCCATAGGTAGTGTGACCAAGTCAGATTATTCCCTGAAACTCGCTAACAGTCTAGAACCCTATTGGCGACAAGGTTTCAATGAGTTGTTGAAAGAGGAGTTCGACATAGCAGATTTGGAAGAAGAAAAAGTCGACGAGGGCATGACCGATGAGCGTGCTCGCAGAATAGACCATCAGAGTGGTGGTTTGCTAAAACCCAAGAAAGACAAGAACATCTTGTTGAAACCAAAAGACACCCTGAAGGCTCTGCTAGTGATGGAGAAGGCACTGGAGGTTCTGGAGAAAGCAACAGGCAGCGGTCACTACCCAATGAGTGGTGGTAGAGCATTGGGGATAGACGTTGGTTCTGACATCGCCAGCCCCAGAGGCCCTACGAGTCTGACATCTGAGCACGCTATTCCTGACTGGGACATGAAGGAGAGACCAGAGGAGGACCCAGAAAAGCCGTCTGACTATCCTAAGAAACCCAAGGAAAAGAAGGAAAAGGAAGAGCAGTACGACGATTCTGATGTATGAAACCTTGCAGTTAGTACTGCGAGCGGTATAAGTAGTATGACAAACCAACGCAAGGTCAGTGGTCCTAAGTGAGCAACTACTCAGAAGAGATGAGTCGATTAACCTCCTCAAAGGTGGTAACGACCTCATTGTCGCTGGTTACGCCAGTGTCGAGTTGGTTGACAAGCAGGGCGATATAATCACAAGGGGGGCATTGAAGGACGCATTTTCCAAATTCATGGAAGACCCAAAATACAGGAATGTCCAACTAGCGCACTCAAACATACAGGTAGGAGAAGTCATTCCAAATTACACGGATAGCGAAGGGAGGTTATGGAAAAGCGAAGTCGACGATGTCGGGATGTTTGTAGTAGTACAACTAAGAAGTGACATCGAGAAGGCCAAGGAAGTCTCAGCGGAAATACGCAAGGGAAGTCTAAGGGGATTCAGCATCGGAGGCCAAGCATTCAAGCGAATGAGGAAATCGGACCCAAAAAGGGGCGACTACCAAGAAATCAGTAAACTTGAACTACACGAAATCACTATTTGTGAAAAAGGAATAAACCCAGAAGCAACTTTTAGCATACTGAAAGAAGACACAGGTGAAAAAAACATGACAGAAGAAAACGACGACATGATGAAACAGATGAGCGATGTGCTCTCTCGTCTAGAAGGTAGGCTCGACTCCATGGAGAAGGGTGCCATGCCTGAAGGATTGAAAGAACACATGGAAAGCAAGAAAGAAGGCAAGGACATGGACAAGGACGACAAAGAGAAGGCCATGATGGACAAGGACAAGAAAGAGGACGACAAAGAGAAGATGATGTACGGTGACAAAGGAGACGACGCCAAGAAATCTGACGAATTCTCAGACATCATCACCTCTGACTACCTTAACTGGATGGAAGACACCCTGAAGAGCGGTGGAGTCGACATCGATGCGGCAAGAGCCCACTTCGATGACGTCGCCAAAGCAAACTTGGGTTCCACACCAGAGTCCATTGGGGACGGTGCTGACTACTTCGGTGGTCAGGTAAAAGGCCGAGCACAAGAGAGTGGTGCTCCTTCGACCGGTGCCATAGGGAAACTAGGCACTGGTGGTGGTGAGAAAGAAGTCAAGAAATCTGACTACCTAGACCCAGCGCTTGTTAGTGAGGCAGACGTAGAGGCCGCATACGAGGTCTACAAGGCTGCCGCAATGGAGCAAGAGTTCAGGGGTAGCCTTGAGCAGCAGTTCGCTTCCCGCTACGCGAGTGAGCGACAAGAGGAAATCGCAAAAGCCGAGGCCGCAGCATACGATGCACGTGGTCCTCTAGCAGACCTACAGAAATCAATTGAAGCACTGACTGAGAGAATCGAGGCAGGCGTTGCACCAGCAGTGGGTGAAACCATTCAGAAGTCAGCAGAGCCAGCAGTCAGCGTGCCTTCAACAGATGATTTAGCCAAGATGTCATGGAGTGAAGTCCACAATCTGGCTAACAGGGCATTCAACCCGGAGTAAATAAGAGGTGAAGAAATATGGCAAGAGATTACGTACGAACAATAACTGACATGGAGCGCTATTACTATGGCGCCGGAAACGCAATGGGCTACTCCTACTCCGGTAGTGAGTTGCTCAAGGCTGACAGTCCTATGCTGTCCACGACTGCTGGTACATACCAAGCAATCTACGGTCGCAAGGTCTGGTCGCAACTAAACCAAGAGTTCAACGCTTTCAGCATCCTACCCAAGAGACCTTGGGACAGGAGCGGTTGGAGAGTTATCACAGACAAGCCAAACGCAGGTGTTGTCCACGGTGGTGTCGCAGAGAATGCAATACTACCTGACACTGTGAAGCCTACCTTCCAGCACATTGCTGCAAAGCCAAAGACTATCGCACACACGTTCGATATGTCTGAGACCGCTATCTTCCTAGCAGACAGGGACGACGGATTGGGAGACATCCGAGCAGTCCTCAAGGAAGAGATGGGTAAGCACCACGCAGAGATGGTAAACAAGATGCTCCTAACGGACGTCGACACACCAGCAGCAAACAACTTCGAGTCACTGGACCGAGTTACTGCAAGCCACTCAGCAATGGGAGGCGGCTCAACCCACGTAAGCGCAGACGCAGACATGGACCTATACAGCATCGACAGGTCAGCCAACTCATGGTCTGACGCAGAAGTCAACTGTGACAGCAGCGGTACTGACCGAACGCTATCCCTAGACCAACTGGACACATTGTTCCAGCAAATCTGGGAGCGTGGTGGAAACCCCAAGGTCATGCTAACTGGATACGACACTCTAATGAGACTACAGCAACTGCTACAGTCCCAGCAGAGGTTCATGGAAGAGAAGAGAGTTACACCAACCTACAACGGTGTGAAGGGTGTTCCCGGTATGGAAGCCGGATTCATCGTCGCAACCTACAACGGTGTACCAATCATCCCAACCAAGGACATGGACGACGACGGAAACCTATCCAAGATTTACTACCTAGACACAGACTACCTCTACTTTAGCACTGCAATACCAACGCAGTACTTCGAGAGCGGAATTGAGACTGGTGACCCATTCGCAATCAACAGATTGGGTCAAGAGGGACTATACCGAACCATGGGTGAGATATGGACCACTTTCTTCGGCGCACAAGGGAGTATTCGTGACCTAAAGTGAGGTTGCAGAGGAGATAACAAAGAGGTGAAATGATATGGCAGCAACAACACACAGAGGAATAACATACACGACAAGCGGCAGCGCAACTACCACGGTCAACCTAGACCTTGGTCTATGGGCTGGTAGCGATGAGAGCGAGACACTATGGCTCGACGGACAATCAACCGACGGTTACCCCGGTAACCTTGGTGGTTTCGCAGCATCTAACACACAGGTGGCAAACAGAAGGAGTCCAAGACTTCTCGCTGTTACGATGAACAGCGCTCTAGCCGAGGGTGAAACACTAACCCTAAGCGGCGAGTGCAGCAAAATCTTGACAGTGGTAGGACAGCACGCAGACGCAACTGCTAACTTTGCAGTGGTAAAAACCAGCGACCTCGTGCTTACCTTCGAC